TACTCCAGAAAGATGAACCCATTTTTTATTATCGTATTTAGTGTGCTAGGGTTTATTACTATATTTTCTATTTATATGTTGGTGGTGATAATATGAAGTGGACGGATTATAGATTAAGTAAATTAAAAGAAATGTGGGATAATGGACGCAAGGCTATTGAAATTGCCAAAGTGTTGGGTACTACAAAAAATTCAATTATTGGAAAAGCAAATAGAATTAATTGTACTCCTAGAAAACGTGGTGGATTATTAGGAATTAAAAAATCTCGTATGTTAATTGAGTATAAAACACAAAAATCTATTCCTCTAATAAATGAACCCGAAAATCCTACAACCCTAGAAGATTTAACAGATGATATATGTCGGTTTCCATTAGGAAATGATTGTCCACCAAAATTGTTTTGTGGACGTAAAACGTGGGAAGATCAGAGTTATTGTAAAAAACATTATAAACTTACTCACGTTGAACGAGATACCGATATTGGGTGTACTCTTGGAGGTAAAACTTATGCAAAAAACAATTAAGTTAAAAACGCATACTACCACAGAGGGAATTGCAGAATATCCCTATTTGTTTTCTCCTGATACTAAATTCGATGTTAACGGATTGTATAGGACGAAACTAACCTTACCTAAAATTCAATCTAAACCATTCATTGAATTAGTCGAAAAGACTATTGATGAAGTGGCGAAGAAGAATAAAGGTAAGCTGTCTCCTCACAAACCTTACAAAGTCGCTAAAGACGGTAAGGTTACATTTACTTTTAAATTAAAAGCAAAAGTAAATACTAAAAACGGAACTGACTTTGAGCAACGCCCAAAGATTTTTGATGCTAAAGGTATTCCGATAACAAAGACGTTATCTGTTTACAGTGGCACAAAAATGAAGGTCGCTTTTCAGTGTGTTCCTTACTTTACTAATATGCTCGGTGCTGGTGCTACTTTGAGAATGAAAGCAGTACAGATTATTGAGTTAGTAGAGGGTAAAGGAAATGGAGAATCTGCTGCCGAAGAACAATTCGGTTTCTCAAAAGAGGACGGATTTGAAATAAAATCCGAAACTACAGATGAGGAAGAAACGCAAAGTACAGGCGATTTCTAAATACCGTTCTGGGCTTGAAGAATTTGTAATCAAAAACTTAAATGAAAGGAATGTTGAGTTTGAGTATGAACAGTATGTTGTGTGCTACTTCAAGCCACAGAAGGAAAGTAAATATACTCCCGATTTACGTTTAGCTAATGGAATTATTATAGAGATTAAAGGCTATCTAAAACGAGAAGATAGAATGAAACATATTTTAATTCAACAGCAACACCCCACATTGGACATTCGTTTTCTTTTTGGAAATTCTAGGAATAAGATTTATAAAAATTCTAAAACAACGTATGCTATGTGGTGTATTAAAAATAATTTTAAATTTTGTGACAAAACAATACCTAACGATTGGATAAAATAAATGATGTCAGATAAAGACGCTAAAAATTTTCAAAAACAAGTTGATAAATTAACAGAAGAAAACCACAAAGCTGAAGGTATTAATTTTAGTTCAGATAAACAAAAGGAAATAAATGATTTAAAAATACTTGTAGATCAACTTACTAAAAGAAATATGCAAATTAACGCAAGAATGGGAGAGTTACTTAATCGTGTGTTGGATTTAACAGAAATTAGTAATAATCATAAAGTAAATAATGGTAAGTTACAAACTAAAATAAAAGAGCTTGAAGAAAAGGTTGAAAAGAGTTTAAAAACGATGGTTAGAAAAGCGAGGGGGATTGTTAGTGGCTCATAAATATGCAGAGAGTAGAAAACGTGCTAGATTAGTTTGGTCTAGGTCAGAACACGGTAAGGCTTGGTCTAAAAATTATATGCGTGAATATAGAAAACGTCCTGAAGTTAAAAAGAGGGCACACGAATATTATATTAATAAAAAAATAGAACAGAATAATTATTCAAGACCAGAAAAAAACTACCAAATCAATTTTGATGATTTTTGTAAAGGTGAAGATGAAGAAACAGTTTCCAACGATAAAGAAACCACAAGTAAAAAAGTTAAATGCCACCTTATAAATTAAAGAACGAATTAGTCATGCGTGCTCTGTATTTAAGTAAACAGGGTTTATCCAATACTGTTATTGCCCAACGTCTAGGAATAAGTAATTCACGGGTTGCTATGCTGGTGAGAAGACACAAAGAGAAATTATCAGAAGGTTACACTATGGACTTAAATAAAATTAATGAAGAGTGGAAGAATAATAGGCAAACTTTTTAATAAAAAGGACACTTTAGATAGATTATGCAAAATAAAAAATTAGATGACATAAAAGTACCAGTAATTCCTAAAGATTTACTGGATGCTCTTGATGTACTTTTTCCTGAAAGAACACCTCCTATTACAATGGAATACAGGGAAATTTGCTTCAGAAGTGGTCAAAGAAGTGTAATTAATTTTTTACACGAAAAACTCAAACAACAATCAGAAAATATATTGGAGAAAAAATAATATGTGTGGAAGTATTTTTAGACCGAAAATGCCTGCTCCCCCGCCACCACCACCTCCAGCTCCAATTCTTGCTCCACCTGTTACAGAGGTAAAACAAGCAACTGCAAGACCGGCTGGATATAGTGAAGGTGGAAGGAACTTGAATTTAGCTTCTTCTTACGAAAGAAAAAGAGTTGGGTCTTCACAATTAAGAATACCTATAGTTGGAGGACTGTAATATTAAATGGCAACAGATACTTATGGCGTTGGCTATAATTCTAATACAATAGAAGGAAGATATAACCAGTACGCTAGAAATAGAGAATTATTTCTTGAGAGAGGAAGAGAATGTACTCAATATACAATTCCTACTCTTATACCTGAAGAAGGTCATAGTGCGACCTCACGTTATTATACTCCTTTTCAAGGAATAGGAGCTAGAGGCGTAAACAATTTAGCATCCAAATTATTATTAACATTACTCCCACCTAACGCACCTTTTTTTAGATTTTCCATAGACAACTTTATCCTCAAAGATATGGAGGGTGATGAAAATTTAAAAACTGAAATAGACAGAGGTTTAGTCGAAGTCGAAAAAGCAGTTATGGAAGACATTGAAATTAGCTCAGACAGAGTAGCTTTATTTGAATGTTTGAAACATCTTATCGTAGGTGGAAATTGTTTATTATTTGTCTCTAAAGAAGGATTAAGAGTTTTTCCTTTAGATAGATATGTTTGTAAACGTGACCCAATGGGTAACGTATTAGAAATTATAACAAAAGAAACAATTAATATTAATGTTCTTCCTGAAAATATAAGAGAAGTAATTTATAAAACTAATAAACCTGAAGACATTGGAGACAAGACTTGTGATTTATATACTTGTGTTAAACGAATTAAAAATAAATTTGAAGTAATACAAGAAGTTAAAGGTGTAGAAATACCTGAATCTGCTGGTTCTTACCCAGTAGATAAAACTCCATATATGGCTCTAAGAATGATTAGAGTTGATGGTGAAAATTATGGTCGTTCATATTGCGAGGAATATCTTGGCGACCTCAAATCGCTTGAGAATTTAACAAAAGCAATCGTAGAAGGCTCTTCAGCTTCAGCTAAAACTCTTTTTCTTATTTCGCCAAATGGTACGACTCGCGCTAGAGCATTAGCTCAATCTGAAAATGGAGCAATCATAGAAGGAAATGCAAGTGACGTGTCGGTATTACAGGTTTCAAAATTTGCAGATTTTAGAGTAGCTCAAGAAACTATGGCTAAGATAGAGCAAAGATTATCTTATGCCTTTTTATTAAATGCTTCAGTTATTAGAGATAGCGAAAGAACTACAGCAGAAGAAGTAAAAATGACAGCCGAAGAATTACAAGCTTCTCTTGGTGGAATTTACGGAATTTTATCTCAAGAATTTCAATTACCATTTGTTAGAAGAAAAATAGCAATTTTGGAAAAAGGTGGAAGATTACCAAAACTTCCTAAAAATGTAGTTAGACCAAAAATAGTTACAGGTCTTGAAGCATTGGGAAGAGGTAACGATAGAAATAGATTAGTACAATTTTTACAGACTCTCGCAGGTACATTAGGCCAAGAAACAATCGGTCAATATGTCAACGTATCTGAAGCAATAGTTAGATTAGCTACTGCTGATGGAATTGAAGTTAAAGGTTTAATTAAATCACCTGAAGAACTTCAAGCCGAAGTGGAGCAACAACAAAGACAACAGTTGGAGATGGAACAAGCGCAGGCTGTAACAAGTGCAGGTGAAAATATTGCAAGCAACATACCACCGAAGACAGTAGGTGAAACACTTAAACACATGCAACAATCATAGGAGAAAAAAAAATGGTAGATAAAGTTGAAATAAAAAATGAAATGGAAAAAAATATTTCTTTAGAAGAGCAGGAAAAGACTCAAGAGAAACAAGAAGCTCAAAAAACTGATGAACAAGTAAGTGAGACTTCTGAGGCTAGACCTGATTGGCTTCCTGAAAAATTTGCTAATGCTCAAGAATTAGCAAAAGCTTACAGTGAGTTAGAGAAGAAACAATCTCAGCCTAAAGAAGAAGAAATAGCTGATGAAGTTAAAACAACTGAACAACTTAAAATTAATAAAGAGAAAGTTGAAAAAGAAACTAACATCAGCTTAGATAATTTTTATGATGAGTATGCTAAAACTGGAAACTTATCAGAAAAATCTTATAAAGATTTAGCTGGTAAAGGTTTAGATAAATCTCTCGTAGATTCTTATATTGCTGGTCAACAAGCTTTAGCAGACAAGCACGTTACATCTATTCATTCAGTAGTTGGAGGTCAAGAAAGCTATAATAATATAGTTAAATGGGCTTCAGAAAATCTTACTGAAAATGAAGTTCAGGCTTTCAATCAAACAATGGATAATGGAACTTTAGACCAAGCTCAATTAGCTATCTCAGGTATTCAGGCCAAATATAATGCAGTAAATAAAGAGCCTTCTTTATTTTCAGGAGAAAGAGCTGATACTTCAAAAGGTGCATATCGTTCAGTAGGAGAAATGTTAACAGATATTAACAATCCTAAATACGCAACTGATAGTGCATTTAGAGCAGACGTAGAATCTAAAGTGAAAGCATCTAATGTTCTGTAATGGCTAGAGATTATAAGAGTGAATATCAAAATTATCACTCTCGACCTAAACAGAAAAAAAATCGAGCTAGTAGAAATTTAGCTAGACGATTAATGAAGAAAAGGCTGGGAGTGAAAAGAATTAAAGGAAAAGACGTAGACCATAAAGACAGCAATCCAAGAAATAATAGTCGAAGTAATTTAAGGATAGCTTCTAAAAAATCAAATCGTTCAAGAAATGCTTAACTTTTTAGTACCTATATTAAAAAATCCTCTTAGTCGCTTAATTATTTCTAAGACAATAGAAAAAGTTTCACATCATTTAGAAAAAGAAAAAATTATAAGAGCAAAAGAAATTGAAGCTAGTAAAACTGTTGATGTTGCTAATATTAAAGCAAGTTCAAGCAGTTTCCGTGATGAACTTTTAACTATAATTATTAGCGGAATCCTGATTTGCACATTCTTACCTATTACTCAACCGCACATGATTAAAGGTTTTGAAATTATGCGTACAGCACCGACTGAATTTTGGTGGGCGGTTCTTATATGCTTTTCTGGAAGTTTCGGATTGTCAACTTTGAGAAATATTAAGAATGGTAAGAAAAAGTAATGACAAGGAAAAACAATACATTCCTAATTGGTTTGTTAGGAACAATACTTGTAGGCATATCAACATGGGTACTCATTACACTTATCGAAATACAAACAATAGTAAGCATGATGCAAAATGAATTAATGAATATAGATAAGCAGTTTGGTCGTGTTTACAATTTTATAGACAGTGTAAGAAACCAAGTACAATGAATAAAGAATTAGGCGGAAATAACAATGACTGAACAAGTTTGTGAAAAATGTAATCATTCATGCCACTGCGAGAGTCGTTGCTTCAGCCATGAAGACTGTTCATGTAACGAATGTGGCTGTGGAAGCAGAGCCGAAGATTTAAGTTTTGAAAATAATGG